GTCGTTTATCAACCGCCTTACCGATATTTAATGCCTTTGGAAAACCTGTCGCGTATGCCCAATAGATAGGTGTGAAACTTACATCAAATCCTACTTCTTGTAGTGTCTGAACCATAACCGTCTGAACATCGCTTCTTGGTGCGGACATAACGAATGAGAATGCTCCTGGTTTCAATACTCGTAATGCTTCTTCCCAAATAGGAACAAAGAACTCTTTCATACCATATGTAGATTTAGTCATGCCAGGACTCATCCAACCTACTGATTGAGATTTTGTAGATTTTTTCTCTTGAAAAGTATCCCAATGTTTACCCATAAATCCATATCCGTATGGTGGATCCGTACAGAGTAAATCTACTGAATCTTCATCAAGTTTTTTCAGTTCTTCTAAACAATCTCCATTGATTAGTTTACTGGTCTCCATACAAATTTCTCCTTTTTTTCTCTCTCCGTTCTGCCATTTTCTTTAATCTATATCGTTCCTTGGCTTTCTTTAAAATTTTAGCTTTATTACGCTCATAATGGTCCATCTGCCATTGTCGTTGGGCTTCGAGTCTTTCTTCTTCAGTATGATATAGCTTTTTACGACCCATTATTATTTATCTTTGCGAATCTATTTAAATTCGTCCAATTTAACATTATCCAACTTTCTAAATTAGGTAATGCACCAAACATCCTATCTTCTATAAACATTGTTTGGAATTTTGATTTTATTAATTCTTGTATTTTACCATTTACAACTCTGTTAATTTTAAGTTTTGCACCACCACTTATATCCACCTCTTGTAACTGCATCAATCTGTGATTGAGATGCATCTTATCTCTCTGTTTCCTTACTATATTATGAAATCTACTACCTTGTTCACATTTATCAACTATTTCATCTACTGTATAAGTTACTCCATCATCTGCTAAATCTGGAAAGTTCTTTAATAAGGTTTTAGAACCAATTCCCATTACACCTTTTATATTATCTGATGCATCACCATCAAAAATTCTGGTCATCAACAAATTCTTTGAAGTAACCCCATATTCCTCTTTTACTACATCGGGTTTATACAACTTCTTCTTTGTTGGACTCCATACTGAAATTCTATCACTTACTAACTGCAAAAAATCCTTATCAGTTGACATTATAATAGATTTACTTTTGGGTAAGAGTTGTTTTGCGATATAGGCAATAACATCATCTGCTTCCACACTATCTACTGAAAGAATGGAAACTGGAAGCGTTTCTAAGTATTCAACGCAACGAGATAGTTGCATCATCATAGAATGACGCTCATCATCCATGTTCTCAAAATCGTTTACACGATTGAGTCGGATTTTCTTAGTTCTTCGTTTTGCCTTATATTCTGGATAAAGTTTACGGCGGCGGTTAGACCCTCCTTTGCCATCAAAAACTATAATAGTTCTGGTGGGTCCCAACATTTTTATAGCGTAACCGACTGATTTCAGAAAACCAACTATTCCACCAATATGAATCCCATCATCATTGGTAGTTGGTATAACACTAAACACTCTGATAAAAGTATTCAAGCCATCTATTATCAGTACTTTTTCGTTGGGATTCTTCGTTATATCAGAACCGCCACCGTGTTTCTTTATCTCATCAAGAATAGAAAGGTACTTATCATTACTCATCACCAACTACTTCGTCTGTATATTCTACATCGTCAATACCTAAATCTACTGATTGGTATTTCAATATAGATGCTTCACAAATTAAATCATACAAGTGTTCTTTAAGACCATCATGTTCTTCTAACTTTTTCTCGAAATCCTTAGATTGAAACTTAACGTCTTTACCCTTGTATTCCAAGGTGTACCATGCTCCTGCAACCTTTAGAAGTTTGTGGTCTTTTAATACTTGTAGCCAACTTCCTTTATCATCAATACCACTATCGAAGTATAAGTTAAAGTCAGCATGACGAAGTGGGGGCCCCAAACGATTTTTGATAATCTGTGCTCTGCACTTCATACCAATTACATCCTTTTTTGTTCCCACTTTGATTTGTCCCATATTCTTCAAACGAATACGAGTTGATGAATGAAATGGTAATGCCTTACCACCAGAAGTAGTCCACGGATCACCGAACATTACTCCGAGTTTTTGTCTGAGCTGATTGGTGAATACGAGAGCTATTCGTTCTCGTCCAATCATCTGAGTAATCTTTCTCATCGCTTTAGAAACGATAATTGCTTTACTCGTTGCCCATCCGTCTTTCTCGAAATCGGCTTCCATTTCTACTTTGGTAGATGCTCCTGCAAGTGAATCTACAAGAATTGTAACTAACCTATCTCTATCTGATTCTCTAATCTTGGTGACTATACTTTCAATACACTCAAAAATATCTTCTACTGTTTCCACATGAAGATATAACAAGTCTTGAACGTTTACACCAATAGTTTCTAACCATTCTCTACTAACTGATGTTTCAGTATCTATATAAACTGCAACACCACCCTTTTTCTGAGTTTCAGAAAGAATGTGAGTTCCAATTAAAGATTTACCACTTGATTCCAATCCATTGATTTCAGTAATACGACCAACTGCAACTCCACCATTTGGACGGTTGGAAATTGCAAGGTCTAATACAGATGAACCAGTTGATATAAATTCCTTTACATCAGTTGGAGTGGCGTTAGAACCATCGAGAAAATAAGCTACCTTTGTATCCTTGAATTGTTTATTAAGGCTATCGGCGAGAACTTGTGCAAGTTCGTCCTTTACAGACATATTGTCTCTCCTTTTGCTTATTTATTAAACAGGTCGTCAAATGCGTCCGTTACATTAGAAGTGCTACTTACTGCACTTTTTAATGTAGATGCTGGAACATTAGTAGTATCTGTTTTGGTAGTTTCTTCTTCTCCATCACTTGGATTTAACCAATCACCTAAAGCTTCTGCCAGTTCGTCATAACTTAACTCGTTATATACTTCTCGTATATCTTTTTGATCATCGAGTAAATTAGTTAGAACGGCTTTATCTTCAGTAATTGGAGTTTGATTTGGTTTAACACGAATAGAAGTTTTAGGAAACGATGCTCCTGTTTCTTCTGCGGTCTTAAACTCAACTACAACATCACGACCATTTACAGGATCACTAATATCACCATAATCAGGGTCTGCTATGATTGATAAAAGTTCTTGGTAAACTGTTTTACCAAAACCCCAAAATTTAGATCCACCTTGTTCTTCACCACGAACTACAACTGGTGCGAAAGTACGAAGTTTTGCTTCGAGTTTCTTACCCATTCGCCAATCTTCACGATTTCCAGATTGTTTCAGTTTATCGGCAAATTCTTCAATTGGGTCTGGACGACCAAATGATGTTGGGGACAAATAAGATTTGCCTCCTAAATCATAATGAAAGAATAATTCAATAAACGGAGTATCTGTATTTAGTTTATACGGAAGAATACGAATTTGTGTTTTTCCTGGCTGTGGTTTCCACAGATTTGTGGTTCGAGTAGTCGATGTTTGCAACTGAGCTAATCGCTTTTTCACTGCGTTAATATCCATTTGTTATCTCCTTATTGTTATTTTTATTTGTTATTATTTAATTGCCATTGGTATAACCTTTGACATTAATAAGTATTAGTTGTTTTCGAAAACAACACAACTTTATTATATTAAATTTAATTATTCTGTTGCTGATTTAACATTCTTCGCAACAGCACCTTTTGTACCTTCTCCAATTTCAAATTCAACTTTTTGACCTTCTTCTAAAGTCTTAAAGCCGTCTGTTTGAATTTCGGAGAAATGGACAAAATAGTCTTTTGAGTCATCCGTCGCTGTATCAGATATGAAACCATATCCTTTTTTGGCGTCGAACCACTTTACTGTACCTTGATTCATTGTTTTTCCTTTGTTACTTATTTGTTACTATAAATCTTCTCTGATAAAATCCGACATCACGGAAGGTGCTGCCGTATCAAAACCTACTACATCTAACATACCAGCGTCGTCTGGGTCTGCTATTGTAAAATCATTTGCTTCCATTCCCACTACAATCAATTTTGCGGGAATCCCTGTTTTCTCTCTATACTCACGAAGTGCTTCTACTGGATGTGATCCACCTGCCCAAGTTTCACTATCTGTATAAACTACGAAGGCGTCAAACTTGAGATTGTTCTTCAATGCGTATTTCATTGGTAATGAACAATCAGTTCCACCAAAATCAAGATTTTCCAATCTATCACATACATCATCTAATCTCATTTTCGGTGAAAGATCAAGAATTGATATACCATCTTCATCATAACCAGCACTGGTAAAACCTGTTACAAGATAATCACTTTCAGTTCTCATCGTAACCATTGCCATTGCGGCTGAACCAACTCGTGGAGTTACTGATGGCATTCCACCACAACCTTCCCAAGTCATAGATGAAGATACATCAAGTGCTAACATCACTCGTTTGTTTGTTGGAATTATGTTGTCGAAAGACAAGTAGAATGCGTCGTCAAGAGCATCTACTATTTGTGGGTTTACTTCCCATTGACCAGAACCTTTAAGTCCTTGACCACTCTTGTAAGTTTGCATCGCCTGTAATACAGACAATGGATGAATGCGGGCCTTCCGCAATTGCCCCTTATCGGTTATTCTCGAAGTAACGAGTTTGAGAGCGTCACTTTGGGGGGAGAGAATACCGTGTTTGGTATAATTACCTAAGTTCCTGATTATGGCTGTCAATCCCAAATGTGGTAATGCCGTTTCAAGAACTTTAGGCGACTTTAGGGTAGAAGGAACTGCTTCGAGTGGAAGTTTATATTCTTCCACTAATTTTGCAGCTTCCACATCTGTCTGGACTGACTTGACCTTCTCGAAGGCCCAAATTATACTGAGTGAATCCTTGTATTCATCTTCTTTCGAAGAATTATATCCTTTTGTAACCCACTCAAATAATAAATCTTTATTGGCATCTTGTGTAGATGGATGAGATAATCTCAATAGGTCTTTATGGGACCATCCATCTCTCTGTTGATATTTAACAGATTGATATGCTAACTTATCGGTTTCTTTTAATAGATACCAATTTGCGATAGCTTTTCGTAATCCACGTCCCCAACCTCTAAATTGTTCTACATAACCAGCGAAATGAAACAAATGAGTTCCAATCCGTGCGATTTTTGGTAGATTAGTTAAGGCGTATTTACGAGTAAAATCATCACCAAGTCCTGCACACATTGCAAGAACAAATAGTGCTGGGTCGTTTTTAACTGCACGACCTGAATCTGAAATATCAAGAACGGTATCTACTACTCGTTTTCCATCTTCCAGAATACATTTTCTTATTGACTTGGCGTTCTTTTTAGTTAATTGTTTTTGGTGGATATAATATGTTCCACCTTCAGTTCCTAAAATAAGAAATCTATTTAAACGAGTCCATATATCAACTTCAAAAGAATGACCACCTGCGGTATTCGGAACTTGGTTAGAACCTGGAATTGGTTCTGATTGTGGTGTAACTTTTGTATTATATGTTGTATATGTTTGGTAGCTCAATTTAATAAGTCTCCTTTTTTAATTATTCAATTTTTAATATTATTCGGATAAATTATTGCTAATGGAGTTTTTATTGTCTGGTATAATGATAATCCATCAACTCCGACCCGAAATTTTAATATTTTTTGTAGGTAAATCATGTCATAAGAGGTATTGTTCTTTTTGTCAAATGGAAACAAGAAAAACCACTCCAACTTTTTTTATACTGGAATTCGGTCAACCATTTGGATGGTCTAAAACCATCCTCTCTTCGCTTGTATGGTAATCTTACAACTCCGACCCACAAAATTTAATTATTTAATTTAATCGTATATTATATATATACTCCTAATTTCTCAAAACGTCTTTTTTCTTCGCTTTTTTAAAAAAAGTGGTGAGTTTTAGATAATTAAAAATTATCGGGTATATGTAAAAAAGCCTCACCACCTTAAATTAATTGGAAAGTTAGGGAATACAAACACACCCTTCTCATCGCTTTAATTCTGTAAGGATACTTTCCAAATCTTTACTCATCTATATATATAACCCAAATTTCTCAAACATCATTTTTTATAGCTAAAAAAATTGGGGAATCCAGAGTCCTCAAACGAGTCCAGCGGTATAGTCTAACTATCTATTCCCCAAAATTTTTGAGAGTTCCAAATAGGTAGTCACTCTCAAACCCACCAAGTTTCCAAATTACCGTAGGAAACTCATAGCCACGGTGCAATTTTACTTCAATTTAAAAGTAATAGTATCTGTATAATTACCATAGGTGGCGGTAACAACTACTGTTTTACCCCTCATCTCAGGAAGGGGTCCAAACATAGTATAAACTTTACCATTCTTGGAATAACTTACTGGATTAACAACCTTAAATTCATCAGTTGCTGTTCCATTGCTCCAATAAAATTTATTGGAAGTTTTCCAAGTTACTCTGTGATAACCACTTTTTTCAGGTATTGTACCTTCTAATTTAATAAGAGTTTGTCTACTGTTATTTAACCTAACAGTATAACCACCAATGCCCCTTTTAACTTTATACCCATCAGAAATCTTTATATCTATTTGACCAAACAAACTTGATATAAACAATACTGATAATAGTAACCATTTTGTGTTTTTCATTTTATGACCTTTCTCTCAATTTCATACTTGATCTTACGACATATTTTCGTAAAAGTCAAGTCTTTTTTTGACTTTTTTATGCTAATTCCAACATTGAAAATGGAACTCTATAAGTCATTCCATTCATATCAACTAAAGCTTTTTTGATATTCATCTTAGTAATGACTCCAGCAGTCCTTTTAGTTTTCTGAACTACCCATACCTTAGAACCAACTGCTAATGTTGCTTTACCCAACATAGTCTTACATTCAGATATGAACGCTGATAATTCATTTAGTTCCGAAAGACTACTTACTTTTCTGATTTCGTTTTTTATATTCATTATTTACTCTCTCTATTTGTTACTTGATCTTACGAATAATATTTGATAAAGTCAAGGCTTTTTTTATTTTTTTTTCACACAATACCAAGTACAATATTTACCACCTTTGTACTCGATTGTTGATTTATGTTTTTTACATTTATCACACATATTTACTTCCAATACCCATTCATTGCTTCGTTGAAATCGTGTTCATCTTTTGGATTATCAAACACTAACTCATCCATATCCAACAACATACCCCCTATGTCTAAATCTTCTTTGTCAAACCAATCTTCTACTATATCAAAATCTGCGATTGACAAATTACCAAACCATTCTGTGTCGTGTTCCATAATATCCAAAGGATTATCTACATCAAACGAACCATCTTCCATCATTGGTATTACCGTTCCCATTGATGTATTAAACATACAACCAACTGAATCTAATATCTTAATGTGGTCAAGGTCGTTTTCTTTTGTTAAATAGTTTTTCATATTTTATATCTCTCTCATTTCGTAATTGATCTTACGAAGAAAAAACGAGAAAGTCAAGTGTTTTTTTCACTTTTTTTTGTTATGTATCAAATCTAACGCCAAATTGTGTGAAAAACGGCCTGCTTTGGGTCCTCCATTCACTTTTCCATCACTTTCACCTGGTATCTTAATCCAAAGGTATGCATCTACTAATTCATCACAAGTTTGGGTGGTTGGAAATTCACCGATTGACCTTCCATATGGATTAAAATGTTCTTTTGATGCTCCTCTTCCGTTTCTTGACGTGTCGATTACGAAATGTTTCCCATCTAACCTCTTACTTATAGTCTTTCCATACTTATAACAGGTAGTTGTAGCATAATAGTTACTTGTATTGATACTAAACCCTCTAACTTTGTGTATATCACACATTCTTAGATATGAGACGGCCTTTGGGACTGATAACCATGTTGGGTGTCCGATATCGAGATAAACCAACGAATTTGTCCTACTCAACATTTCAACTGATTTCTTTATTAAAGATAATCGTTTTAGTCCATCCACCACTCCCATTTCTTCCATATGTGGAATACAATCTGGTTCATATATTACTATTGGACTTCTATCACCTAAGGCGTCACAGAATTCTCTAATAAACTCTAAATACTCTCTATTACTCTCTGCACCACCTTTTGAGTGATGTCCTAAATCTCTGTATGGGATTGAATATACGACTAATATTGGTAAATACGGGTCTGCCCGTTTCAGTAATCTTTGGATTGATTTTTTGGTCTTTCGGATGGTTCGTTTAGGCCCAACTCCATACCAAAAGGATGTTGGTTCTCGTGTTATTTCTTTTATTTGTGGATAGTCTTTACAGACTTCTTTTCGATTATTCCATTCTGGATAATAAAACCTATAATTCATTTTTTAAGTTTTGGTCAGTCTCCCAAGTATCAACGTTTACAATAGTATAAATTCTTGTATGTATCTTATTTAATCCTTCATCATTTACTAACAATAAAGTATTTTGATATTCTTCCCAAGGTACAGGAAATGTTTTATCTAAAACTCCTTGATTCTTTTCTCTAATGATTTCATTTAATGAATTAATAGTGTATAATGTGTTGGTCTGTTTCTTTCTGTGAAGTGCTATTGTATCAACGCCTTCAATATAATTATCTTCATTCTGTGGTATATTATAAGTACAAATTAATTGATGATGATCATCTTCATTAGTGAATACATAAATCTTGTTGAATACTATGTCATGGCACTCAATGATAAGACTTACTGTATCATAGAGTCTATTTCGTTTTGTGAATGTGCAAAGTAGTTGTGTTTTCATCTAAACTTCCTGACCTAATGTATTATAGAATTCTTGTCTATAATAACGATACTCCTGTTCATCTCTTTTCTTTTCGTAATCTTTATATGCCTTTGACCTTTGACCTGCTTTGGTAACTTTACCATTTTTTCCAACTGGTAATTTCTTATCTGTATAAATTGGATTACCAGATTCATCCTCACCAGTTTTGACTTTTTCCGTAGTTGGTGGTGGATTATCTACATTCCATTGTTTCATTTGTGAGTCAACTTTCTTTTTCATCTGAACACCAGTAGTCTTTCCACCAGATGATAATTTTTTAACCTTTTCTTTCGCCCTATCAAGTCTTTGTTTTTCAGGTGAATCTATAATTCCTTTTCTGTGATTATCCAATGCCTCATCTACTATTTCATTAGTAGCTTTGTCATCTTTAAGTCTTGTAACTAATCCCTTAGATACAATTGCATCTACCAAACCTTGTTTCCCTTTACCTCTACCACCACTACCTCGTGCGGCTTTATATTTTTTTGCTGCATCTTTATATGATTTGACTGATTTATCTTGTTTTACTTCACCCGTATCTTCATCAACATAAAGTCCCCAAGTTTCAGGCTTATCTTCTAATGGTCTTATAGCATTTCCACCCTCACCTCTTGCGTAAGTAAGTTCTACCTTTTCACCATTATCTAATGTTACTTCTTTTTTCTGAGTTCCATATCTTGATATCTGCTCACCTTCTGAAACTGTTTCATTATACGCATAAATAAAAGCATCCACTTCATCTTTGTTCATTTTATTTAATTGTTCTTCAGTTGGATGGGCTGCTCCACTTGCAAATCGTGATCTCCAAAATTCTCTCTGTTCCTTCTTTTTATAATTCTTAAATTTATTTTCAGCTTCTTTTGATTCCCATTCTTCGTCTGTCATATTCAATATTTCTTCTAAATCTGCTTGAATTGCTGGATTTTCTTTTGAAGATTTAAACTGATTAATATTCGTCTTAGTAAACATCCAATTACCAGGTTCATCTTTTCCACCATTATCTAATGATACTATATGGTCTAATTGCATATCTTGTAATGGAACAACTTCTTTTGTTATAGGACATACCCCACCAGTTTCTAAATAGGCCTTTAAAACATTTTGATATCTAACTCCTTTTTTTGATTTACCAGCATATGGATGTGGTTGACCTGATTTCGAATGTCCTTCTGGATATACCATATCATCAGGATAATTACCTGTTACTGCATTATCAGGTGGGCCTCCTTTTGTTGATACTGAATTATATAATTTTGTAAACTCTGGACAATTCTTTTTTCCTTGATGTACACCACGAGTAGAAACCTTACCGCTCTTTCCACACAATTCTTCTCTTAGGTCGTCATCCAACTTATTTATTGTTTGATTGTTTACTGGACCGTGTTCATTTATTAAATCTTGTCTCCGCTGTTTTTCTTCTTTAACCCAAGCATCAAATCCTTCAGGTGTATTAATTGTTTCTAAGTAATCAGAATACTTTCGTGCATCTTCCTCATCCAACGAACTACTACCAGCCTCATCTGTAATAGATTTTTCTCTTGAAATAAGACCAACCATCGTTTCCATCCGTTTGGCCTTTGATGACTCTTTAGATGATTGTTCTTTTGTTGGTTGTGTTACATTAGCACTTTCACTTTCACCTTGACTTTTACCTGATTTTTGTGATTGTTTTTGTTTCTCTTTTTCTTTTTTAGTTGGTTCTGTTGGTTTTGTACCGTAAGGTTTTCCAGTCAAACCGTGTGTATCATTATACCAACTTTGAGCATAATTTCCATCTTTAGATCTACCTTCTCTCAAATTACCAATAAACTCATTCATAGCATTCTCTTTCCAACCGAACTTTATTAGTGATTCTCGTAATAAAGCAAGATGTCGGGGATTGGTCATATCTGGTGCACCACCTTTACACTTACGTGCAAA